TAACTAATGCAGATACTCAGAACAATGCTCATGCTTCTGAAATTATATTAAGTTGGAATGAATAATGGTTGCTAAAAAATATCAAAATCCTACAGGTGGTTTGAATGAAAAGGGACGTAAACACTTTGAAAGTAAAGATGGTGGAGATCTTAAACCACCACAAAAATCTGGCAAGGATGGTCGTCGTGTCAGTTTTGCTGCACGGTTTAGTGGGATGGATGGTCCTTTAAAAGATGAGAAAGGTAGACCAACTCGATTAAAACTTGCATTAGAAAAGTGGGGATTTAAAGACAAAGCAGAAGCAAGAGCATTTGCTAACAAAAATAAGAAGGCATAACTATGGAAATGATGAGACTGAGCGCTGAAGATGTTTTAAAAAGACATGATAAGGCATTAATACGAAAAGAAAACTTTAGAGACTTATATGAAGAAGCATATGAGTTTGCTCTACCTCAGCGTAACTTATACGATGGCCATTATGATGGTAAAGTTGGTGGCACAAAGAAAATGAACCGTGTGTTTGATTCTACTGCGATTAACTCTACACAACGATTTGCTAACCGTATGCAGTCTGGCATCTTTCCTCCGCAACGTAAATGGTGCAGATTAGAGCCTGGATCAGACATTCCTCAAGATCGTACTGCTGAAGCACAAGCTGCTCTTGACCTCTACAATGAAAAACTATTTGATACATTAAAACAATCTAACTTTGATGTCGCTATTGGTGAGTTCTTATTGGATTTATCTGTAGGCACCGCAGTGATGATGGTACAACCAGGTGATGATATTAATCCTATTAACTTTATTCCTGTACCTCAATACTTAGTGTCTATCGAAGAAGGTGCTAATGGTCAAGTCGATAATGTATATAGACGTATTAGAATGAAGGGTGAAGCAATCCAGCGTCAATGGCCTGATGCAGAAATACCAGCTGACTTACAAAGAAAGATTGATGATAAACCAACAGATGATATGGAGTTGATTGAAGCCACTGTATTTGATCAGAAGCGTGGCGACTATTGCTATCATTTAATCCATAAAGAATCTAAAACAGAATTAGTATACAGACGTATGCCTTACTCACCATGGGTGGTTTCTCGTTATGCTAAAGTTGCTGGTGAGATCTATGGTCGTGGTCCATTGATCACAGCATTACCTGATATTAAAACACTCAATAAAACATTAGAGTTAGTACTAAAGAATGCATCACTATCAATCTCTGGTGTATATACAGCAGCAGATGATGGTGTATTGAATCCTAATACTGTGAAGATTATGCCAGGTGCAATTATTCCTGTTGCACGTAATGGTGGTCCACAAGGTGAATCATTGAGACCATTGCCACGTGCTGGTGACTTCAATGTATCTAACATTGTCATGAATGATTTACGTATGAACATTAAACGTATTCTCTTGGATGAGTCATTACCACCAGACAATATGTCAGCTCGATCAGCAACAGAAGTTGTAGAAAGAATGAAAGAGTTATCACAAAACTTAGGTTCTGCATTTGGTCGACTCATTAATGAAACAATGATTCCATTAGTATCTAAAATGTTACAAGTGATGGATGAACGTGGGATTATTAACTTACCATTAAAAGTAAATGGCTTAGAAGTTAAGATTGCACCAGTAGCTCCATTAGCTATGGCACAGAATATGGATGATGTACAAAACATCTTACAATATGCACAGATTGCACAGGGTGCTGGTCCAGAAGGTGCAATGACAATCAAGATTGATGAGATGATGGATTATATTGCTGAGAAGCTTGGCGTACCACAAAGATTACGACCAACACCAACTGAACGTGCAGTCATGAAACAACAAGCAGCACAAATGGCTCAAGCAGCACAGCAACAAGAAATGGCCATGATGCAACAACAACAGGAGCAATAGATGTCTGAAGATTATGGAATGAGACACAATCCCGCTGATGGGAAAAAGTATACTGGATGGAAAGGTATTCATACAAATAAGCAAGGACAAAAAGTTACTGAATATTCTATGGGATTTGGGATTGATGGAAAAGAAGTTGATATTCCTATTATCGTTCCATCTACTACTCAGAAAGAATTAGATATTATTTTAAATGGCGGAGAACCTACACCTGGTATGATTGAAAAAGCAATCGAACATGCCAAGATTAGAATGAAGCAAGGTAAGTCACCATTTAAAAATCCAGAGGATGATGAATAATGGCTGGATGGGAAGATTTACAAGAAGCATTACCTTTAGAACAAGGTGATGGTTTAGAGAAGCGAGACGAGTTAGATCGTCTTTGTTTACGTGTCCTAGGGGGTGAGGATGGGGAGAAGTTAATGAAATGGCTGCGTGATGCAGTCGTTGAGCAACCTGTTGCCTTGCCAGGTAGCGACCCAAGCTACGCATTTTACCGTGAAGGACAAAATTCAATAGTGAAGGATTTAGAAGCAAGGCTAATTAGAGCAAGGAAATTATAATGGAAGAAACAATCGAGCCTAGTGTTCAGGAAACTGAATCTACTGGCCTACTCGATGGAGCAAGTCCAGAAGTCGAAGAAGCTAGTGAATCAGATCCACAGAAAGTAGAAATAGATCATCGTGATCCTGAAGAATTAAAAGCAAAAGAAGAATTTGCTGTTAATCAAGAACAAGAAAATGATGATGAACCGTTAGAACGTCCAGATTGGTGGCCAGAAAACTTCTGGAAATCAGAGGAAGATGCACCAGATCTTGAAGGCATTGCCAAATCATGGATGGATTTACGCAAACAAATCTCTCAAGGTAAACATAAAGCACCAGCTGATGGTAATTATGACTTATCTGCATTTGGTGAAACACCAGAAGATGATCCATTACGTAGTCATGTTGTGGGTTGGGCAGCGAAGTATGGCGTTAGCCAAGCTGCACTAGATGATCTTGTTGGTGAAGTGGTGCAAAACAATATGCTTGCAGCAGAAGCTCAGCAAGTAAACCTTGATCAAGAGCGTAAAGCTTTAGGTCCAAATGCTGATGCTAGAATCAATGGCATTGTGAAATGGGCATCTAGTCTTGTTCAAAAAGGTGTTTGGGGTGAAGATGACTTTGAAGAGTTTAAAGTAATGGGTGGTACTGCAAAAGGTATTGCTGCATTAGAGAAACTCAGAGCATCTTATGAAGGCAGAGTTCCTGTTGAAACTACTCCAGTAGAAGGCGCACCATCAAAAGATGAGTTATATCAAATGGTCGCTGACCCAAGATATAATTCAGATCCATCCTATAGAGCTAAAGTAGAAAGAGCATTCGCTCAAAACTTTGGTTAAATCGCTTGACAATAGGCTTTGTTCCCATGTAAAATCGGGAATGAGGCCTATTACATATTCTTTGTGACCCTCAACGCAAGTAACCTTGTCGACTGGCTATCGTAAATAGCAAGCACGGCCCAGTTCTCTGGCACACCACAGCGATTAATTTACTTTATTAATTACTATAAGGAGTCAATAATGGCTATTGGTTTATCTAATGCTTTTGTTACCTTATTTGATGCCGAAGTTAAACAGGCTTACCAAGCTAAAGCGCAATTAGTTGGCGCGGTTAGACAAAGACGAGGCGTTGAAGGTTCAACAGCAAAATTCCCTAAAGCGGGTAAAGGCGTAGCTACATTAAGAGTTCCACAAACAGACGTAACACCATTGAATGTGGATTTCTCTCAAGTAACAGCTACAATGGAAGATTGGAATGCAGCAGAATATTCTGACATCTTCATGCAACAAAAAGTTAACTTTGACGAAAGACAAGAATTAGTGCAAGTTGTGGCTAATGCTATCGGTCGTCGTCAAGACCAACTTATTCTTGACGCACTTAATGCAACATCAGGCGTAGGCACTGTTCTTACAAGTGTTGGTGGTGCAGACACTAACTTAAACTTAGAAAAGCTTTTAGCTGCTAAGAAAGAGATGGACAAAAACAATGTGCCTCCAACAGATCGTCATATGATCATTCACGCTAATAACTTATCAGCATTGCTAGGCGAAACAGAAGTTACATCATCTGACTTTGCTTCAGTTAAAGCTTTAGTTAATGGTGAAATTAACACATTCTTAGGCTTTACATTCCACGTTCTTGGTGATCGTGCTGAAGGTGGTTTACCACTTGCAGCTGGTGACGTTAGAACATGCTGGGCATTCCATAAAGATGCAGTTGGTTATGCTGAAGGTATGGGACCTAAAACTGAAATCAACTATGTTCCAGAAAAAACATCATTCTTAGTTAATGCTATGTTCTCTGCTGGCGCAGTTGGTATCGACGCAGAAGGTATTGTTAAAGTATCTGCTGACGAAACTTAATCTAAGGAGAATAACTAATGGCTTATAAGCAAAACAATTTGCAACCTATTGGTGGCTCGTCTAAGGCTGGTAATGCTCCTCAAATGTGGAGTTATCAAACTGAAG